AAGAGGCGGAGATCGCCTTGCCCATCGTCTGCACCCCGGCGTAGCCGGTGACTATACCGTTGGCGATGGTGGCTTTGGAGTAGTACACGCCGTACATGCCGATTCCGGCCATATATCATCATCCTTTCGTGATTTTTTCGATTTCTTGGTCCAAAATCCGGGCCATTTCCGCCTCCGCTCTGCTCTTCGAGGCGTTAATCGCTGGCCGGATAAACGGCTTCTTCTGCTTCCAGCTCGTGCCGGATTCCACGCCACGGGCCACAAGCTGGTTGGGCTGGCCCTGTGGGTATTTCTCGGTCTTGGTGGCGTTGTAGCCGTCAAAGCCGATCTTCACGTTGAGATACCCGGCATCACTCTGCATGGGGGAGATGCCCAACCCGTCGATCAGCCCGGCCTTTTGCGGCGCGGTCACGCCGCCGGGTAAAGGGTTCTCCGTGGTGCCGTAGCCCCGGACGATAGGCAGGGCCTTGATGTTCTCCTTGATCGCGTCAGCCACGATCCCCGCCCCGGCGTAGATGGCTTTGCCCGCCACGCTGCCCACGTCTTTTGTCAGCCGGGAGATCATCAATTCATAGTCGTTCAGCCCGGGGAATGTGATCTTAGCCATAGGCCACCTCCCACACCCATTCCCAGTGCCAGAACCCGGTCTCCTCCTCAAATCCCACAGCGTTGAGATACCATGCGATATCGTGGCTGCTGAGGCTCTCCCCAAGAGCGTCTGCCCAGGGGTCAAATTCCGTCTTGGAGAACAGGTCCGTTGTGCCCTGCATGGCTCTTTCCCCGTGGGACCCGTTGACCTCCAGGTCGTTTGCCCCGTCCTCCTGCCAGACAAAATACCGGTCTGACTTCATCCTCTGCCCGTGGCTGACAGCGTTGGTGACGGCGGTGTGGGCGGCGATGATGGTTTCATACCATGTCACTCGCTCACCCCCTGCTCGTAGCGGGTCAGGGTCAGGTCCAGGGACGGCGGGTATACCAGATCCACTGTCTGGACCAGGTCGATCCGGTATTTCACCCCGTCCTCCGTCTCCGCAATGTCCTGGTTGGTGATCTTCGCCCGGGGCACTCGCAGCACCCGCTCCACCTGGACCTGATTCTGCATGGCCTCGTAATATCTCTGGATGCCTACCCGCTGCTCATCGTAGCGGAGGGTGTATTTTTTCGTCAGCGTCGGCTTTGGCTGGTATCCCGGCTGGGCGCTGTCCGCCGCCGCGTAGATGGTGACGATCCCGTCGTTATAGTCCTGCGTGACCTCATTCGCCGGGCGATACGGCGCTGTCCAGGGCATGGGCGTTCACCAGCCTTTCATTCTGCATCCCCAGGAGGAGAGCCTGATAGTTGTTCTCAAACACGTCCAAAGCGCTGTCTCTGGCGTATCTCACATATTCCATCAACAGTGTCCGGGGCAATCCGTCCGCCGTGTAGTCCGCCTCCTCCCCATATTTGAGGTTGAGGTACACCATCCCGGAGGCGATGAGGCCGGAGACCTTCGCGTCCGTGGCCTCATCGTCCCAGGTGATGTTGAGATAGTTCTTCACGTCGGACAGCAGCCCCTCCGGCAAGCTGTCCCGGCTGACCATATCAGGACTTGGTCACGGTCACCACGTAGGACTGCGTGGCGGTGCCGTTCTCGGCGGTGACTTTGACGGTCAGGGTATTCGCCCCAGTCTTCCAGGTCACAGCCCGGCCATTGACCACGGGGGTAGCCTCCTCGTCGCTGGGACCTTTGTTGGTGATCTCGATGGTAGCGTTCGCGTCGGCGGGGATGGCCGTCACGGTGTTGCTGGCATTGGTGGTAGTTGCGGTGTACCCGGTCAGAGTGCCGGCGGAGAAAGCGGGGCTCAGGGTCAGGCCGCCGATCCGCAGGTCAGCCAGGTCGTCCACATCGGAGGCGGCAGGCGCGGTCACCTGCTCCACCTTCCACACGGCGGGCCGGATGCCGGTAATGTCCAGGACGAAAAAGGCATTGTTGTCCATGGGGAAGCCGTTGGCGTAGCCCTTGATGAGGTAAACCCGCTCGTCCTCCAGGAAGTGGTAGTGGTCGCTGTACTCGATCCTGCCGTCCCGGGCGGAGCCGATGGCGGCGAAATACTTGTAGCCCAGGCCGATGATCGCCTGGCCCTGCTCCACGGCGGGGGACTGGATCACGCTCATGGGATAGGGCAGCACGTCGTTGACATAGGTGCCGTTGGGGGTCATCATGGTGGTGGCGGGCATGATCCTCTGGAAGTAGTCCACAGGGTTGACCACCAGGATCACGTCACGGACATTTCTCGCCTTACCGTTGGGGTCCACCGCCATCAAGGCCAGCAGATTCCCAACGGTGGTGGGGGACAGGTCGGTCACGGAAACGGGGGCCTTGACGGGGTACACGCCGCCGGTCACGGTCACATTGTCGCCCACCTGGCGATTCATGCCAATGGGCTTGCCGTTGCCGTCGCCCGCCACGGTGCCTGCCTCCAGGCCGTTGGCGTAAGCCTCGTAGAGCACCTGGCGTACAAAGTCGTCCAGCCACTCGGGGCCAAGGTCCAGCATGGCCTTGCACACGGGCATAAAGGCGGACAGCTTCAGCAGGCCGGTATCCACCTCCTTGAAGCCGGAGGTCAGCTCCTGCACGATCTCGTCGCACAGCTGGCCCCACGCCGCCTCCTGGTAGCCGTTGGTGTTCATCATCATCCGGATTGCGCCCCGGGTGTTCATGAACTGGATGCGGCTCAGGAGGGGGTGGCTGGTCTGGAGCTCGTCAAAGACAGCGTCGATGACGGTCTCAGGCATGACCACATCGAGATTATTCAGGGCCTGCTTGGGGTCCTTCGCCTTCATGGCGTCCGCTACCTTCTGGTAGAACTCCTTCTCCTTCGTGGTCAGCTGGCGCACGCCCCGGGAGGCAAGGACGGTGGTGTCGGTCTCCCGCTTCATCTGGTCGATGCGGTCATCGGCCCGCTGCTGGATGTCGTTCTGGATGCACTCCAGCATCTGGTCAAAGGAGGCGGAAAATGCCTCAGTGTCGTTGTCCTTGATGGCCTGCTGGAGTTTGGCCCGGATGTCGTCCCGGGTCAGAGTGTCGCAATTCTTCATTTTGTGCTCCTTTCAAACAGCTTCATAATCGAATTTTTAGGAACGGGCGGGTCTGCCCGGGGTTCCTCTCGCTTCTTCTGGAAAACCTTCTGCATGACGGTCTTCTTGGCCGCTTGTACCACAGGGGCGGCAGTGTCGGCGGTAATGGAGGTGGCGATCCCGTATTCCAAAGCCTGGGCTGGGGTCAGCCATGTCTCCCCCTGCATCAACTCCCGGACGGTGTCGGCCTCCATACCGGCCCGCTCCACAAAGGCGTTAATGCCGATCTCCGTCATGGTTTCGGCCTCGTCCGCCGCGCTTCTCAGGTCGCTGGCATACCCTTCGGCGGAGACCATGACTTGGTGCAAGTAGTAGGCGGACAGGCTGGAGGCGATCCGCTCATCCCCCGCCAGGAACGGGTAGAGGGCCGCGCTGGCCACAAAACCATCTCCGTAGGTTTTTACTTTAGCCGGGTGCTCCCGCAAAGCGTTGTAGATAGCCCAGCCCTCGCTGACGCTTCCGCCATAGCTGTCGATATGTACACGGATTTCATCCACATCCAGGCCCTTGATCTGGTCCTTGATCCCGTTGGCGGACACGTCGCCCTCGAAAAATTCAAAAGGAACAATATCGCCGAAGATGTAGATATCCGCCTGCCGGTCCGCCTGCTGGATAGCGTAATATTTCTTCAAATTTCTCACTCCTTTCTGGTCAGACTTCTGGTCGCCTCGCTCATGGGCGAGATGTTCAGGGTCATAAAGTGCTCGTTGGCCCACGGCTCGTTGATGACCGCCTGGTTTGCCGCCCGGCGCACATCGTTGATGGTGTAGGCCCCGGACCCCACCAGCTTCTCCACGTTGGCGGCGTTGGCGAACAGGTCAAAGTGGATGATGCTGGAGGTGTCCACCTTCAGGTAGTCCCCTCTCCGCCATCCGTCGTAGCCGTACCGCTTCCGGTTGATCTCCTCTTGGAGCTGGTCCGCCAGCGGGTCGATGCAGTAGGTCAGGAACCGGGTGTTCGCGTCCTGCGTCCCCTCGATGGACCCGTTCACTAACACGGCGGGGATCAGAAACCCACGGGCCGTAAAGTCAAAGATGTCCTCGATCATGGCGTGGATATCCCGGGTGTCTCCTGACGCACCGCCGCCCACGTTCTCATAGGCATAGCCGTCAAACTCAGGGAGAATGGCCCCGTCGCTCTCCAGGAACGGCTTCACCTGGTCGGTGATCATGTCTTGGAATTTCTGTGCCCACCCGTCATCACCCTGGGCCAGCTGGTTGACATGCACCTTCCAGTGCTGGCCGTTCCCCCAGGTGTAGGCTTTTATCGCCGCCGATACCATCCGCCAGTAGCTTTGATACAAGCCGTTGATAATGGGCCGCATGTTGGTGTGGTTCAGCTTCAGGTGGAGAACGTTATTTTCGTAGAGTGGGTATGTGTACTGGTAGTCCGCTACCGTGACCCCGCTGTACTCGTTCTGCCGGGATGGCCATTCCTTCGGCGGTTCCCAGCTGTCTGCCACCACCAGGGATTCCAACTGCCCCCGTGGCAGGGCGTTGACCACCAGGGCCTCGTTGTCCTGGTAGAGCTTTGCAATTAATTTGTGGAGAAACGCGCTGGAGTTCTGGTTCACGTTTGGGCTGACGTTCCAGAGGTAATACTCCCGCTCCTGGACCTCCTCGTGGCCCCGGAAGGTCCGAAACTCACATCGCCCCAGAGCGTTGGCTACCATGTTCGCGCACACCCAGAAGCTCAGCTCCCGGACCTGGAACTCCTGCGCGGCCTCGAACAGTTCCTTGCATGTCACCTCCACCGGCGATGTCTGCTTGCTTCCCATCAGCCATCGGAAAAAATTCAGCGCCGTGTATCTCACCTCCAAACGAAAAAGAGCCAACCGCCGATCACTCGGTAGTTGGCTCAGTGGCTCATATGATATTTACTTATCCCATCGTATTTCTCCCGCCCAGTTGCAGCGGCCCCCATCCGGCTTCTTTCCCTTGCACATGGCAAACACGCCTTGCGCCCCCGGCTTCACCGGATGGATCTTCTGACCGCACACTGGACAGCAGAACCATGTTTTCCCGTTGATCTCTTTAATCATAGTTTGATCGCCCCCACTGGTGGTATCTCCGCCGCCATCCCGCTTCCCAGCGCCGGCTCTATCACCATGCTGGCTACCAGCGCCATCCACGGGTCGGTCTTTCGGCTCTTTGCGTCGATTTTGGCGTAGATAAAGTTTCCTGTGTCCACTCCCAGGCTCCGGGAGCTTCGCACCCTTTTGGTATTGTTCACCGCCCACCTCAAACAGGGGTTGTCCCCCCAGGAAAACAATTCCCTGTCAAAACACTCTTGGATCACCGGCTCCACCTGCATGATATCGGAGGGCCGCACCAGCTTCACCCGGCTTTTATCCTGCGCGTCAAAGCCGATCTTCCGCAGGCTCTCAGATACCAGCGTCCACCGGTAGTTATCCATCGCCAGCATTTTGACGTTGTACCTCTGCCCGGCCAGCCGGATGTAATCCGCCAGCAAGTCGGGGTGGATGCTCACATCGTCCACCACCGTCACCAGCCCACGCTCTGCCCACTCTCTCCACGGTGCTTTCACCCGCTGCAAGGTCTTGGACTGCGTGCACAGCCAGGCGTGGTTGATATCGTATCTCTGCGGCCCCCGGCGGAAGTGTAGGTTGACCGCTGCCCAGTCGGAGAGTTCGGCGTAGTCCATCCCCACCGTGCAGGTCCACCCGTCCAGCTTTGGCAATTCCCGGCTGGTGGCCTTGACCTTGCTGTAGTCCGTGACGGCGATCTCGGCGTTGCCCTTTGGCAGATTAAACCTCTTGGTGTATAAGTCGCTGGCAACAGTCGGGTCGTAATCCTTGTCAATAAAATTCTGCTCGATTTCCAGTTGCAAAGTCGGAAGATAGGGCAGCGAGGGATTCGCCTTGACCCACAGTTCTTTGTTGTCCGCCTCTTTTTCGTCGTCCAGCTTGTAGATCAGCGGGCACAGACGGGAGTTTTTGATCTCTCCGTTCAGCACGTCGTGGGCGATCCGCAGCCGGTCGTCCAGAACGCCGTCCCGGACATATCCGTTTGTCGTAATATAAAACGTCCTGGAGTGCTTTCGCTTGCCGAAGCCGGATCGAAACACCTTGATGGTATCGCTGTTCTGGTACTCATGGATCTCATCAAAGATCAGACAGGCGGACCGCTTGCCGTCTTTCGTCCTGGCGTTGGACGTGTTAAATTTGATATAGCTCCTGGTCCGCAGACTGACGATCTCTTCTTTCGACTTGTAGAAGAATTTCTTGGACTTAGACCAGGTGTCCTCCAGCATCTGGTAAATATCCTCGAAGGAGGTCTTCGCCTGGTCCTCGCTGTTAGCGATGATGTCAACATTGTACCCCGGGATTCCGTGATACATTGTGGTCAGGTACCACGCCACGCCGGAGATAAACCCGTTCTTCCCGTTCCCCCGGCCCATCATGATCAGGTACTCGGTGAACACAAGAGTGTCGCTGGACTTGTAGTAGCAGTGAACCAGGGCGAGGACAAATTTCTCCCACGGAAACAACTTCATCCGGAAATACCGCTCGATCAGCTCTACGGCCTTTTCGATTTTTTCCGTATCCACAAATACGTCCGGGTTATTCAGCTTCCCCTCTATGTAGTCGCACGCCTGGTGCATCTCCCGGGAGGCTGGGACCTCTCCGCTCCTGATGGACCGTATATAGTCCTGGATGTAGTTCACATTTCATCATCCTCGGAAAACGCAGGCTCATCCGCCCCCAGTTCTGACAAAAGCGCACTCATCCTCGCGTTGACCTTGATAAACTGCTCCACAGACTTGCTGTTCTCCGGGGTGCTTGTCCCATTGCTGTAGACCCTGGTGCGGACCACGCCGTTCTTATCGAGATCCTCCGCCAGTCCATTTTTTGCGTCCCACATGGTAAGATAATCTTCCACCATGTCCTTATACTGGTGCCCAACCTTCCCGTTCCGGTCCAGCTGG